TGTGTGAGATTTTTATTTGAAAATGTAACCTAAAGGGAGGAATACTATGGAGCTAGGAAAAGTACCACCACACGATATTGAAGCAGAACAAGCTATTTTAGGTTGTATGCTTACAGACAAAGATGCAGTAATAAGCGCAATAGAAGTATTAAAAGAAGAGGCTTTCTATAGGGAAGATAATAGAGCTATTTATTCTGCTATATTAAGTTTATATTCAAGAAATGAACCAATAGATATTATCACAGTAAAAGCAGAACTTGTAGAACAAGGAAATTTTGAAAGAGTTGGTGGATTAGAATATCTAGCAGAATTACCAGATAGAGTACCAACAACTGCAAATGTTGAAAAATATATAAAAATAGTAGATGAAAAAGCAACTCTAAGAAGCTTAATTCAAACTTCAAATGAACTTATTTCTTTAGGTTATGATGAATCAGAAGATGTAGATAGAATAATGGATATGGCAGAAAAAAAGGTATTTAATTTGTCACAAAAAAAATCTACAAAAGGATATTCTCCAATAAAAGATGTTTTAGTAGAGTCTTTTGCACAATTAGAAACTTTATACAATCAAAAAGGAAATGTAACAGGTATTACAACAGGATTTATAGATTTAGATAATAAAACAGCAGGACTACATAATTCAGATTTAATAATTCTTGCTGCAAGACCTGCTATGGGTAAATCTGCATTTGCTATAAATTTGGCAACAAATGCAGCAATGAAAGCTAATGTACCAGTTGTCATATTCAACTTAGAAATGTCAAAAGAACAAGTAGGAAACAGAATTTTATGTAGTGAAGCAATGGTAGATAGCAACAAAATAAGAACAGGTCAAATTGAGGATGATGATTGGATGAAACTTGCTTCTACATTAGGGGAATTAAGCGAAGCACCAATTTATATAGATGATACTCCAGGTATTTCTATAATGGAAATTCGTGCTAAATGTAGAAAATTAAAAATGGAAAAAAATATAGGATTAGTAGTAATAGATTATTTGCAGCTTATTCAAGGCTCTGGTAAGAAAAATGCAAGTCGTGAGCAAGAAATTTCTGAGATTAGTCGTTCACTTAAAATCTTAGCAAAGGAACTAGATGTTCCAGTAATTGCATTATCACAGTTATCTCGTAGTGTTGAAAGTAGGGATGATAAAAGACCAATGCTTTCAGACTTAAGAGAGTCTGGAGCGATAGAGCAAGATGCAGATATTGTAATATTCTTATATAGAGATGATTATTATAATGAAAATTCAGAAAAGAAAAATATTGCAGAAGTAATTCTTGCTAAACATAGAGGAGGCTCAACAGGTACGGTAGAACTTGCATGGCTTCCAAGTTATACAAAGTTTGCAAATTCAGATAGAAGATATAGTTAAGCAAGGGGATACTAATTTAAAGTATCCTTTTTGCATAATAAAGTGAGGTGATGAGATATTTTAAATGATTTTGAAAACAGAATTTTAAGCAATATTAAATCAAATAATTTAATTGAAAATGGAGATACTATTGTTTTAGGAGTGTCTGGTGGTCCAGATTCAATTGCTATGCTAGAAACTTTAAATGAGATTAAAAATAATACTGATTTAAACTTTGAAATTGTAGTTTCACACATAAACCATGGAATTAGGGAAAATGCTGTTTTAGATGAACAATTTGTTTTAGATTTTTGCAAAAATAAAAATATAAAATGTTATGTATTACATAGTAAGGTACAGGAACTTGCAAAGCAAAATAAAAAAGGTTTAGAAGAAACAGGTAGAGAAGTTAGATATAGCTTTTTTGATGAAGTTTTAGAAAAAGTAAATGGAAATAAAATAGCTATTGCACATAATAAAAAAGACAATGTAGAAACTATTATAATGAATGTTTTAAGAGGTAGCGGAATAAGTGGACTTAGAGGTATTGAAGTAAAGCAAGGTAAATATATTAGACCTTTAATTAATGAATCAAGAGAGGATATAGAGGGCTATCTTAAAGAAAAAAATATAGTTCCTAGAATAGATGAAAGCAATTTTGAAAATGAATATACAAGAAATAAAATTAGAAATATTGTTTTGCCATATATTCAAAAAGAGTTCAATCCTAATTTTATTGAAGGAATGACTAGGCTTTCAGACATTATAAAAGAAGAGGATGAATATTTAGATAAAGTAACAAAAGAAGAATATAAAAAGATACTTATAGAAGAAAAAAATTTTGGAACAAATGTATATAGTAATGAAAATTTGCCTACAATTATATTAGACTTAAAGGCTTTTAATAAATTAGATAAAGTTATAGAAAAAAGAATAATTTTATATTCAATAAAAAAATTATTTGGAACTACAAAAGGAATTGAAAAAATACATATAGATGATATTATAAAACTATGTAATAATAATATTGGCAATAAATTTTTAACTCCAAATAAGAAAACAAAAATTGTAATAGAAAATAAAAAAATTTATATAATTGCTAAAGAATAGAAAGCCGTAAGAACTTTAAAAAAGCAAATATTACAAGGATATTTCTTTTTTAAAAAGGTATTGAAAAGCAATTTTTAGTATGCTATATTTTATAAAAAGTTAAAAAAGGGAGGATATAAATTTGAAAAAAGGAATAAAACAATTAACTACTTGGTTAATTTTAGCAATTGTTCTTTTGTTTTTAATTGTTGCAATTTTAAATAATTCAGATAGTAAAATGAATTATTCAGAATTAATGACAAAAATAAATAATGGAGAAGTTTCAAAAATTGAAATCTCTTCTGATAAAACAAAAGCATATGTTACTTTAAAATCAGATGGAACAGAAAAAACTACAACAGCTATTCAAAAAGAAGTTACAATACCAAGTTTAGATAATTTTATGGATCAAGTATCTACAAAAATATCTGATGGTGATTTAGAAGTTTCACAAGCTGAAGAAAATGCATTTATGGCAATCTTAAGTGTATTCTCACCATTTGTTATATTAATTATCTTCTTATTATTCTGGTTACTATTAATGAATCCAAATCAAAATTCTAATAAATCATCAATGTCATTTGGAAAAAGTAAAGCTAGAATGATAAATCAAACAGATAAAAATAAAGTAACATTTAAAGATGTTGCTGGTGTAGATGAAGAAAAACAAGAATTAGAAGAAATAGTTGATTTCTTAAAATCACCAAAGAAATTTACAGATATGGGTGCTAGAATACCAAAAGGTGTTTTACTTGTAGGACACCCTGGAACAGGTAAAACTTTACTTGCAAAAGCAGTTGCTGGTGAAGCAGGAGTACCATTCTTTATTATAAGTGGTTCAGATTTCGTTGAAATGTTCGTTGGTGTTGGTGCATCAAGAGTAAGAGATTTATTTGAACAAGCTAAGAAAAATGCACCATGTATTATATTCATAGATGAAATTGATGCAGTTGGTCGTCAAAGAGGTGCAGGTCTTGGTGGTGGACATGATGAAAGAGAACAAACATTAAACCAATTATTAGTTGAAATGGATGGATTTAGTCCAAACGAAGGTGTTATTGTTTTGGCTGCAACAAACAGACCAGACGTATTAGATAAAGCCTTATTAAGAGCTGGTAGATTTGATAGACAAATTGTAGTATCAACACCAGACGTAAAAGCAAGAGAACAAATATTAGAAGTTCATGCTAGAAAGAAAAAATTAGCTAATGACGTTGATTTAAACATTGTTGCTAAAAACACAGCAGGATTTGCTGGTGCAGATCTAGAAAATGTTTTAAATGAAGCGGCATTGCTTGCTGCTAGAAGAGATAAGCAAGAAATAGGAAATGCAGAAATAGAAGAAGCTATGGTTAAAGTTACTATGGGACCAGAAAAGAAGTCTAGAGTAATTAGTGAAAAAGAAAGAAAACTAGTTGCTTTCCATGAAGCTGGTCATGCAGTTGTAAGTAAATTTTTACCAACTCAAGATGATGTTCATCAAATCTCTATCGTTCCAAGAGGAATGGCTGGAGGTTATACAATGTATCGTCCTTCAGAAGATAGATCTTTCATGAGTAAATCAGAAATGGAAGAAAATATAGTTTCATTACTTGGTGGTAGAGTTGCAGAAGAATTAGTACTTGGAGATATTTCAACAGGTGCAAGTAACGATATTGAAAGAGCATCAAAAATTGCTAGAAGTATGGTTACAAAATATGGTATGAGTGAAAGATTAGGAACAATAACTTTCGGTTCAGGTCAAGAAGAAGTATTCTTAGGAAGAGATTTTGCAACACAAAAGAACTTTAGCGAAGAAACTTCAGGCTTAATTGATGAAGAAGTTAAGAAAATAATAGATACAGGTTATGCTAGAGCAAGACAAATTTTAAATGACAATATGAGCAAATTACACAGTGTAGCCAATGTATTATTAGAAAAAGAAAAAATTGACGGAGCAGAATTTGAAGAAATTATGAATTCTTAAATCTGTTAAATAATAATATTTGAATTTATAGTAAGTCTAGAAATAGACTTACTTATTTTTTTGTTCTTAAATTTTGCAATGGAAAGACGAGGTACTATAGAGTTATTTAAAATATAAATTATTCAAAACTAAAAAGACAAATAAATCTTTTAAACTATTCAAAAAAGGGCAAAAAGTAGTTAAAAATAAATTAAGAATAATTCCTATTATTCTTTTAAACTCAACAGAGAGGCTTATAAAAATTTTGAAAAAATAAAAAATGTAACAAAAAAGTAATACAAATTTTATAAAATGTTGTATAAGCTTAGAATGAAGTGGAATAAAGGGTTTTTAAACTCAGTAAAAAAATAAAAAATAAAAAAAGTTAAACTGACGTAATGCTTGAATTTAGACACTTTGAAGATGATGTGAACATAAAAACTAAGCATTTGACATTACTTTTTTATATGTTAAAATGATTTCAATGAAACACAAATACGTATTTAAAATCTATAATAATCTGGAGGAAAACAAAATGAAAGTAATCAAAAGAGACGGAAGAAAAGTTGAATATGATAGTGACAAAATAGTAATAGCAATCAGCCAAGCTAACAAAGAAGTTGGTGGAAAAGATAAAATATCTAGAGCAGATATTGAATTTATAACAAAATATATTGAAAATTTAGGTAAAACAACAATTTCAGTAGAAGATATTCAAGATATAATTGAACGTAAACTAATGGAATTTGGAAAATTTACTTTAGCTAAAAAATATATTTTATACAGAGAAAGACATGCAATGATCCGTCAATCAAATACTACAGATGAAAGCATATTAAGTTTAGTTAGAAATAGCAACAAAGAGACAATGGAAGAAAATAGCAATAAAAATGCTTTCTTAGCAGCAACACAAAGAGATTTAATTGCAGGAGAAGTTTCAAAAGACATTGCAGATCGTTTAATTTTACCAGAGAGAATAGTTAAAGCACATAATGATGGCGTATTACATTTTCACGATAAAGATTACTTTATACAACCTATACATAACTGCTGTTTAGTTAACATTGGAGATATGTTAGATAATGGAACAGTTATGAATGGAAAAATGATAGAAAGCCCTAAAAGTTTCCAAGTTGCTTGTACAGTAACAACTCAAATAATTGCAGCAGTTGCAAGTAATCAATATGGTGGACAATCAATCGATATTCGTCATTTAGGAAAATATTTAAGAAAAACATATAATAAAGCATTAGAACATTATAAAGGTATAGGATATTCAGAAGAAGAAGCAAAAAAATTAGCATCAGATAAAAGAAAAGAAGATTTAAAATCTGGTGTTCAAACAATTCAATATCAAATAAATACATTAATGACAACAAATGGACAAAGCCCATTCGTAACAATATTTATGTATTTAGATGAAAAAAATGAATATATTGAAGAAATTGCTATGATTGTAGAAGAAATCTTAAAGCAAAGACTTGAAGGAATAAAAAATGATAAAGGTGTTTACATTACACCAGCTTTCCCTAAGTTAGTATATGTTTTAGATGAAAACAACTGCTTGAAAGGTGGAAAATACGATTATTTAACAAAACTTGCAGTAAAATGTTCTGCAAAAAGAATGTATCCAGATTATATTTCAGCTAAAAAAATGCGTGAAAATTATGAAGGAAATGTATTTAGCCCTATGGGTTGCAGAAGTTTCTTAATTCCTTGGAAAGATGAAAACGGAAACTATAAATTTGAAGGAAGATTTAATCAAGGTGTTGTAAGTATAAACCTTCCACAAATTGGAATTATAGCAAATGGAAATGAAGAAAAATTCTGGAAATTATTTGATGAAAGACTAGAACTTTGCAAAGAAGCTTTAATGTGCAGACATAATGCTTTACTTGGTACAAAATCTGATGTTAGCCCAATACACTGGCAATATGGAGCTTTAGCAAGATTAGAAAAAGGTGAACCAATAGATAAACTTCTATTCGGAGGATATTCTACAATTTCTCTTGGATATATCGGATTATATGAACTTACAAAATTAATGAAAGGTGTTTCACATACAGATCCAAAAGGAACAGAATTTGCATTAAAAGTTATGCAACACATGAAAGATAAAGCAAAAGAGTGGAGAGAGGAAACAAATATAGGATTTTCTGTATATGGAACTCCAGCAGAATCATTATGCTATAGATTTGCAAGAGTAGATAAAGAAAGATTTGGAGATATTCCAGATATTACAGACAAAGGATATTATACAAATTCTTACCATGTTGATGTAAGAGAAAAAATAAATGCTTTTGATAAATTAAAATTTGAAAGTCAATTTCAACCAATATCAGGTGGTGGAGCAATTTCATATGTAGAAATACCTAATATGAAAAATAATATTACTGCATTAGAAACAGTTGTAAAATTCATTTATGACAATATTCAATATGCAGAATTCAATACAAAATCAGATTACTGTCACGTTTGTGGATTTGATGGAGAAATAATAATAAATGACGACAATGAATGGGAATGTCCACAATGCGGTAATAAAGACCACAACAAAATGAATGTAACAAGAAGAACATGTGGATACTTAGGAGAAAACTTCTGGAATGTTGGAAAAACAAAAGAAATAAAATCTAGAGTACTACATTTATAAAATTAAGATACTAAAGAATGATAAATACATAAGATTTTAAAATACTTAAGAAATAAAAAAACTAAAGAATTTTAAAATACTTAAGAATACAAAATAACAAAAGAAATTCAAAATACGAAAAGTTCAAATTTTTAATAAATAAAAAATACAAATACAAATTTATAAGATTACTGAAGAATAAAGGGTAGAGAACAATTTAAAATTACAAAAGAAAAATTATTTACCCAAACCCCAATAGGCCGTTTGCGAAAGAGATATTAGCAAGCGGCCTATAATAACTAAAAAAATTTTTATTGGCAACGCCATAACTAAAAAATATATATACTATTTAAATTAATAAAGATGGAGAATTACTATGAATTATGCAGATATAAAAGATGTAGATATACAAGATGGACAAGGAATTAGAACGTCACTTTATGTAAGTGGATGCCATTTCCATTGCAAAGAATGTCACAATAAAGAAGCTTGGGATTTTAATTATGGAAAAAAGTTTGATGAAGAAGCCAAACAAAGACTATTTACAAACTTATCACATAATTATGTAGAAGGTTTATCTCTTTTAGGAGGAGAACCTTTAGAAAAGGTAAATCAACAAGGTTTATTACCATTTATAAGAGAAGTTAAAGAAAAATTCCCAGATAAAACTATTTGGTGTTGGACAGGATATGATTTTGAAAAAGATATTTTAAATGATATGTATAAAAAATATGACTATACAAAAGAATTGATGAGTTATATAGATATAATTGTGGATGGTCAATTTGAAATAGATAAAAAAATTGTAGATTTAAAATTTAGGGGTTCTTACAATCAAAGACAAATAGATGTTAAGGAAAGTTTAAAACAAGGAAAATTAGTTAGATTACAATTTGGCGATGAATATAGATATGAAGATATATTAGAAGATACAAAGGCATCTTTAGAAGAAAAAGAAGAAGTAACAAAAGAAGTAGAAAAATCAAAGATATACAAAGAAATTTCAGCAAAAGAAGAAAATACTGATAATAAAGAATTTACAGAAGAAAAAATATCTTATCCAAATGGAAAAATTGTTGCATTTGTTCCAACTAATTTAGTTGAAACGGATGAAGATTTATTTGAAGAACAAATGGTTATTTCTGAAATTGCAGCAGAAGAAATTGATACTAATAAAATACCAAGAAAAACAGATACAATAAAGGATAAATAATATAAATTTTGGAGGAATATATGGAAAATATCAAAATTTTTTCTTGTAGTGAAACAGCAGACAAATTTACAAAAGAGGTATGTGATTACCTAAAATTATCACCCGGAGAAATAACTAGAATGAAATTTAAGAACGATAATAACTTCGTTCAAATAGCAGAAACTGTTAGGGAAAAAGATGTATTTTTAATTCAAACAACACAGCCACCAGTTAATGAAAGAATTATGGAATTATTAATTACAATTGATGCTGTAAAAAGAGCATCCGCTAAAAGAATTACAGTAGTTTTACCGTATTATATTTATTCTAGGTCAGATAAAAAAGATCAACCACGTATTCCAGTAACAGCAAAATTATTTGCAGAATTAATTGAAGCAGCTGGAGCTAACAGAGTTCTTACTTGTGATTTGCATAATCCTGCAATTTCAGCTTATTTTAATATAAATTGTGATGTACTTACAGGCAAATCTTTATTAGAGAAATATTTTGATTTAAAAGATATTGATAATAAAGTAGTTGTTGCGACAGATGCAGGAAGCTCAAAAAAAGCATATAAATATGCAGAACATTTTGGGTGTCCAATAGCATTAATAGATAAAAGAAGGGATGGAAATAACGATAAAGCTATAGCAACAAGTGTTATAGGTGAAATTAAAGGAAAAAATGCTCTTGTTTTTGATGATGAAGTAGATACAGCAGGTTCTATAATGGAAACAGTAGAAGTAATAAAGAAATTTGGAGCAAAAGATGTATATGTAGGTTGTACACATGGAGTTTTATCTGGACCTGCAATAGAAAGAATAAAAAAATCACCTATTAAAGAGCTTGTAATGACAAATACAATACCACTTCCAAAAGAAAAACAAATAGATAAAATAACAGTTGTATCTATTTCAGAACTATTTGGTGAAGCAATTAAGAAAATTAATGAAGCAACTTCAATAGGAGAATTATTTGAACCAAATTAATATTTAATATATAATAAAAATGATAAATATTTATTTTTCTTAAATAATTTATACTTTAAAATAGTTCAAAATATTGATAAAAAGCGAAAATTTACTATTGACAAGTTAACATTAAATAATGTATAATATGTAACAGTTAAGAAATCTAAAGGATTATTACATAAATCCCACAAGATGGTTTTCGAGCTTCGGAAGGAGGG